TATTAAAAGATTTAAATATTCTATTTTTCTATCTACATAATTAGCAGGGTCTTGCCAATAGTAATTAATTATATTAGTATTTGATAATAATAATAATTTTGTTGCAGTTGGATTTTGATAACCATCACTATAATTTAAAAAGCCATTTACACCTACATATTCAGTTGTATCTAAAAGTGTATAAACAGTTCCATTATACCAATATCTTTTTACTTGAAATTTTTCCCATTCATTGCTTTGTTCAAGTGATGGATAATCATTATAAGTAGGTTTAATATTATCTATAAACTCTTTAACGTAATTAGAAACATTATAAGATGTATTAATTTGTGATAGGCTTGGAACTGATTTTGATAATGAATAAAAACCTACTCCACTTGTAGGATATCCACTTCCATTCCAAATTGACAACTCTATCTTACTACCCACTTGCCCAGCTTGATTTACCTCAACTATAAACGGACTTCTTACTTTTACTACTTTCATATTGTATGGTATATTGTATCAATCAATTCTTCATCTAAATATATTTCCTCTTTACATTCCCCAAGCCAACTTATGTAATTTGTTGAATCAATTGTTAAATCAGTTGGACCTATTATAAACGTAGGAATTGTATCTTCTCCTTTATAAATTTTTACTATGTTCATTTTATATCTTTTAAATTATAATCTACCATTGTTTCTACATCTTCTCCAAATGCTTTTAATAAATCTATATCTATATATTTTTTATATCCTGCTTCAAATGGTTTTGTAAAAAATAGACTTGGTTTAATTCCATTTAAAAATATGCTTCTTGCTATTGCGTATTGTAAACCTTTTCTTGATTGAAATTCTCCTTTAGCGTTTCTTGGTGCTATTCCTTTTCTTACTATCCATTTGTCAAATGCTTTTGCAGGAGGCATTTTATTTTTATAACTATATGGTGTATTGTATTTTTTAATCTTACCAGAAACTCCTTTGTCTTGATAAGCACCATATTCAGCCATTGTAAAACCAATTATGCTAAATCCTTTATCAGTTACAATTTCACCTTTAATCGAATTATAAAGTTCTTTAGAACTATTCTTTCCACTTTTAGTTAGATTACTTCTTGATTGTTGAATAACATAATCCCTAAATTTAATTAAAGTCTTTTGAACTTCTAACATTTGCTCATTTGGTTTTGTATTACAATATCAAAAGTAACAGTAACTCCTGCCATTTTATTTTCAAATCTTTCTGTAAAGAATTCACAAGATGGTGTACCTATTAATTCATAATCATCACCGAATTTACCCATTCGTAATACTTCCAAGAATCTATTAACTACCATTAGTTGCGTATTTAAAACATCTTGCTCATTGTCATTACCTAAAAATATATCAGTTGTTAATGATTTACTTTCATCTACAATATCCATACATAATATAGATACATTGTAATTCCAAGTTGAACCTAAATACGTTGCTGAATTTATTATAATATGGCTCAAAGGAAAGATTGTAAGCTTGTTTAAATCAACTTTAAATATGTCTCCTATAGTAACTGTATTTACAAATAAATCTTCCTTTAATTGGTTCTTAATTGCTTGTGTTATTTCGTAATAATGTGATGTCATCTATTCTGTCTTTTAATTAAATCAGCTTCTATTTTATTCTTTTCTTTTTCAAATGTTAGGTATGTTAAACATTGATTAATTGGTAATCTTGCAACTGCGTCAAATTTGTTAATGTCTCCTTGAGACAAAGCATAGAGGCTACTGTACCATCCGTATCTAGAATTGAAAATTCCGACTGCAGAATATTCTGTACCTCCTTGTCCTTCTCCAAATAAGCTATCGTAGCTTTCAATAATTCGTTGCCTAAACTGTAAAAAAAAACCGTTGCACCTAAACAAACATCTAATGGAGCAAACTTCATAACTTCACCGTATGTTATACTTCCATTGTAATCTTCAATCTCATATGTGCCATTTAAGCCCTTCTTTTTAATTGGTCTATACAATACTGCCATTGCTTTGTGCATCTCATCCCAATCAGTTATATACGTATCTAAATCAGTATATTCTCCAAATGTCATATCATCTAAATTAGGAATAAAACCAAATTCAGTTCCACCCATTTTAAACGTAGGTATAAAAGAATGATTCTGGTTAAACATATTTCCTATAGATGTAGTTATATCATTTACATCTTTATATTTAATCTGTGCAACTTCTTTTAAATCTATTCCACAAAATATCTGTACCATCTTTTGATGTAGAAATTCTGTATCTTCATTATCTTTAGCTATCTTTAAAAAAGCCTGATATTGTGAAAGTTTTATTTCACTTAATTTAGTTGGTATTGTTATTTCTAACTTCATTTGTTTATTTTTTTATAATAATAAAATAAAGTATAAATTGTATTAAACAAAAAAAAGCAACCATTTCTGATTGCTCCTTTCAACTATTAACTAACCTTAATTAAATTTCCTTTATATCTATTGCAAAGAAGTTTTGTGTAAACATATCTTTGAATAGTGTAATAACCATCTGTTCATTTTCTGCTATTATTTTAGCATATTCATAATCTTTTTCATTGTCGGCATATCTGTACCAACCTTTAACTTCGTATTGTTTCATATTATTTAGTTTCAATATAACATCTTGATACATTCCAATCTCCCATTAACCATTTAAATGATTTTGTATGATTGATAAACCTATCTTTTTGTGCAGTTGCATTTGTTGAATATTCTTTGGTAATCATTAATTTACCAGTAAATTTGTTTTCTAATTCAATAATTAAAGTTTGCATCGTGTTTGTTTAGTTTATTATTTCAGCATCTATTGATAATCTTTCAGTAGCAACCCAATGTTCTACACTTGTATCAGAACATAAATCATATTTTTGGTCTTGTTCCCATTTAGATAATTTAAGGTAGGCATTGTATTCTTTTTTAGTCATTTCAACTTCTACTGTTCTTTCAAAATATTGTACTTCTTTGTATGTGATTGCTACTTTCATAATGTTTGTTTTTGTTTGTTGAGTACAAATATATACTAATTATTAACATTCAAAACTATGAATATAAATTTTAACAAAACTTTAACATTTATAAGATTAAATACATTTTACAAATACAATGCTTTTTGTAACTTTTATTTAACATTACCTTTGATGTAAAGATAAACCCTAATTTTAAGTGTTATACTACTGCAAAAGGTAAGCACTTGCAATCTTATACATTTCCTGCATCTTTCTAATCTCACCTATATTTCTTGGCAAATTAATAACCACTTGTATATCTTTAACGTGATGTATATAACATTGTATAACTGCAATTATTTCACCATAACTCATAATTTATGTTTTTATTACTTAACGGTGATTATAGCCGTTATTAATTGTTTTAGTAAATAAAGTAATTTCCTTTATTAGCATTTCCTAATTGATATGTAACTGCATATCTTAATGGGTCAAGCAAATGATTATGTGCATCCTGTGGTGTTTTTGACTTTCTTTCTAACCAACAATAGTTATTTAATTCTCTTATTAAATTAATTGATTCAGGTGAAACTATTAAATCATAATCTTGTAATACACTAATACCATAAGTAACAGAATCTGGTCCTTTAATTGCAGGTACTATATTTAAACCTAATGTAGCTAATTCACTTATTAATCTTGGTTCTGCTGAATCAGCAACTATTAAACCATCATTAGCGTGTTGCTTATTTAATTGATATATCTGCGATGTTGTTAAACCTTTTAAATAAAACCTTTCGTTAATGTAAATTCGTTTATTAGAACTATCTATATTACATTCTAATAAAGTCGATTCATCCGCAGCAAATCCATAATCTTGGCCAAAGATAGATTTACCTATTTGTTTATATTCTCCAATGGTCCAGTTAGTAAATATAACTCCTTCAGCTTTATCTAACCATCCACCTAATATTTGATGCTTATACTTTTCTGGTCTCCTTAACTTTATATTTTCAATCTGATTGATAAATGATTCAGAAAGGTTTTCTATATTGTCCTCGTAAGTTGTATGGATATAAGTTGTATCTCCTTTGATTAAATTACTTCCCGATTGTATTCCTTTATCTTCAAAGAATTTCTTGTAAATAAAATGTTCTTTTGTTGCAGGATTTAAAACTAATAAAACTCTATTCTGTATTCCTTTAGTTCTTATACTAAAATCAATCTTTTCAAATATTTCCTCATCATTTAATTCTTCTGCTTCATCTAATACCCAAGTTGTAACTCCAGCTAATGATTTTAAACTTGCAGTTTGTGTTCCACTACTTGTTTTAATCCCTTTAAAGAGTATTTTAGAACCTGTTTTTAGATTTACTATTTCATCCTTCGTAATATAAAATTCGTGGGTTAAATTAGCTGTTTCAATCTTATCTATAAATTCTGGAATAATAGAAACATTTGCAGATGTTAAAGTATATCTTGTAAATAATATAACGTGGCCAACTTCATAAGTAAGTAATAGTAAAAAAGAATTAAGGGAATATGATTTACCACTTCCCCTTCCTCCTGTAATTACAAAGTACCTACTATCACTTCCTAATAGATTATACTTTTCATTCAGATTTATTTCCAATTTTAAATATATCTTTTATGTTAAAATCATTTACGTTGTGTGTAGCTTCAATAATTTCTTTTGGCTTACCAAATATATGTTCAGCAATAAACAACTGTCCTCTTTGTGATTCCATTAGTGTAGATTTAACAAAAGCTATCTTTGTTTCTTCTTCTGTATCTTTATTGTAAAGTTCACCTAATGCTTTTAAAAAAATATTGTTTACTTTTTCTTCTTCTACTTTTGGTTTACGTCCAGCGTTTGCTCTTACACCACCTCTAACTTTTTCCATATGAAATAAATAATGATTATTCAAATTAAAAATAAACATTTTTGTTTATTGTTTATCTTTAAATCCATTTTTCAATCTCATTAAATTATTTGCTCTTTCTTTTATCTGTTTAAATTCAGAATCAGTTTTAACTCTTTCAGATAAACATTTATCACAATATAAGTCTTGTGTATTACCTGTAGTTATTATTAT